ATTGTAGGTAAAAAATGGAAAAAATCTTTATTGAAGATGATCTGCCTGTTGCGATTAACTTAGAACGCAATAAGAAAAAAATTAAGTGCACCAAGTTTATTATTTCCGATTTGACAGCACTTGAATATGTGGAAGCTCAGTCGAAAATCACTGGACTGCAATATGTATCTATTTCTGATGTAGTTGCGATGGTTAAGTTAATTGATTCAAATGGCAATCAATATGAACCTACATATGATGAAATCGCACAAACATCAAAATTTAATTTAACCCATTTCTTCGATAAAAAGGCTGAACTTGAGGCAAAGGTGAAAGCCGCGAATTAATTGGGCGTGTCCATTTAATTAAAGCTTTGATGGCTATTGGTATTCCTTATGTAGAGGCAATTAATTTGCCTCTACATATTGCATTAGCTTTTCTTGGCAATATGCGGCCTTCATCCCCTCAAGTATCAAATAAGGAGCCAGAAGCACCCCCTCAAACCTCAGCAAAAACGCATGCAAAAACTTATGTCTCAACAGTGCGTAAACACTCTAAGAAGTCACAGGATTAAGTTATGAGCGGAAGCAATTCAACAGTCTCACTTACATTGCAGATTAAAGGCCAGCAAGCTTTTCAGGAAATGAATCGCTTTAATAATCAGCAAATCCGTGCCAATACTACAATCAATACACAGTGGACCCAGATAAGTTCTGCTCAAACTAAATTTGTGAACGGTGTAAAAGCTGGTACGCAAGCCACTATAAATACGGCCCGTGTCGGTGATCAATTACTGCGTACCAATCGTATGATTGAGGGGGTTCTGAGACAACAATCTATCCAGACTAGAATTCAAAGCCAGCTTTTAAAACAACAAGTCGGTTCAGCTCAACAATTGGCAAACTGGTCAAAACAGGTTGAACAATCAAGCAAGCGTACACACCAGTCAACACAACAAACAATGTCGTTGTGGCAGAAAGGTACTGCCGTTGCTGGTGGTGCTATGGCTGGTGGTATGTACTTCTCTAATGCTCTACAGAAGCCACGTGATTATGATCAACAACTAACATACATTGCTGCAACTGCTACAGGTGGTCAAGGTATGACGCCAGAAGCGCGTCTGGCAGCGCGTGGTCAATTAAATGAATATATTAAGGCGGCAGTTCGTGGTGGTGGTGGAACGCGTGAGGATGCTGCTGAAGCTGCAAATGCATTAATCGCTTCAGGTAAATACGAACTTAATAATGTTGCTCCAGCATTGAATACCGCTGTTAAAACAGCATTTGCAACAGGTGCAACGGCTACAGATGCAGCTACACTGACAACACGGATGCAGGACTTTGGCATCACCGATTTACAACGTGGTCACGATATTGCGGTGCGTGGTGGTCAACTAGGCAGCTTTGAATATAAAGATATGTCTAAATGGCTGGCTCAACAAATGGCTGCCGCTCGTGCTGTTGGTTACAGTGGTGAAAAAGGTTATGTTGAACTTGTTGCAATGAACCAAGTTGCCATGAAAACAGCTGGTACTGCTGATGAGGCTGGTAATAACGTGGTCAATTTGCTCGCAAAACTATCAAGTCGTGAATTTAGTAAATCTATTAGTGATGCGGTTGTTGCACAGTCTGGCGATCCTACAAAATCTGATGGTAAGAAAAAACCCAAACAGGTCTTTGACTGGAATAGTTATTCAATTCAACAGCGTGAGCAAGGCGTCTATGGTGTTGAAGCATTTGTAAAATTATTAGAGCGACAACTCGCTGGTAATGCCCAATATACAAAGCTTCAGGCACAAGCTAAATCATCTAATTCAGCAGCACGTACAGCTGCTTTGGAAGATATGAGTAACATTGCAATGGGTTCTGAGATCGGTAATATTATCGCGGATCGTCAGGCCCTAATGGCTGCTTTAAGTGTTGTCTATAACAAAGACACTTTAAATGATTTAAGAAAGCAATTACCTAATGCAGGCGGTACAGTTGCTTCAGATTATTCAATGGTTAGCCAGACAGAATGGGCAAAAGATCAAGCATTAAATCAGGAAAAACTTTTTGCACAGTCTAAAGCCTATGATGCTGTGTCTGGCTCATTGGGCGATTTCAAAGAAACATTAATTAAAACTGCCTCAGAAAATGAAAATTTGGCTGGTGTTACCTATGGTGCAGCTGTAGCAGTTGGTGGCCTTGCTTTAGCAGCTGGTGCAGCAGCTTTGACTCTCCGCGGTATGGGTGGCGGCAAAGTACCAGAATTGCCTGCTGGTACAAAAGGCGGTTTGGCATCAAAAGCTACAAACGCAGCAAAAACCGCAGGTCTTGTCGGCGCTGCTTACACTGGCTTTGAGTTATTTAAACCTATTGATGATGCTGGATATAAGACTGTCAGTGACCTACTTGCAAAGATCGGTGTTGGCTCAGGTGGTGAGCGTCCAGACTTTGTACAGCAAGCCATTGAGCAAGGCAAAGCTCAACAAGCTTCAGCTGAAGAAAAAAGCAGTCAATTAATTGCTGAACAACAAAAGCAAAATCAATTGAGCCAAGAAATGATTAATAGAATTAATGCATTAATCAATGTTACTGGTCAAAATAAGCCAATGGTATTTAATGGTGGTGGTTCACTTCTTGATGCAATTTCCCACAATGCAGCGACTCAAGAAGCAAGACATGGCGCTCCGCCATTCTATCTTCAGAAAAGATAAGCGGAAGCGTTTCCGCCTTATATCAAGACCAGACATTTCACAGAATAGCCTCACAATAGTGAGGTTTTTTTATGGGCTGGGATACTGATCTTCAAGACGCAAGCTTTCGTGGTGTTCATTTTGAATGCACGTCTGTGGACGATGGTATGTCTAAAACGCTTGCTATCAAACAAGCTCCATATTCAAACAAAGCATCAATTGAAGATATGGGTAACGAACCACTTCGATATTCAATTAATGCTATTTATTCTGGAACTGACTATAAGCAATCGATGGATGCCTTAGTTGCTGCACTGAGGACGACTGGTGCTGGTGAATTAATTCATCCTATTCATGGCATTATGAATGTGTATGTGAACACATACCGTTTTGAACATGATGCCAATAATGTCGATTTCTGTGCTATTGCGATTGAATTTGTTGAAGGTGAACCTAAAGAAACACCTTTATTTATTCCTGTTTCTACCCCTACAACTATTGCTCCAAGCAAGATTGTTGATACACCAACCAGCGCGCTAGAAAAGGCACTAGATAAGCTTAAACTCTCTGATAACAACAAACTGTTTGAAACAGTCAATCGCATCCGCAATGGCCTAGAAACTGCCCGTAAATACATGGGTATTGTCAAAGAAGGCATTGAGGATATTTTATCGCCCAATGATTGGGCTGTTGGATTAGTGGATGACATCACCAAACTAGTCACTTTCGACACCAATATTTCTGCTATTTCTCAGTGGCGCGATGTCATTAACCGTGTGAACCGTTTTGAAAAACTTTTTCAGGATGATGAGTCTCCAGAGTTACAACATACATGGCGTGCAACCTATATCGCCAGCAATATTGCTGTTGCTCAACAAGTTGTAAGCACTACACGTAAAGAAATGGCTGAAAACACCACAATAAGCTTCAATCCGATGGAGCTTGCAGTAGTCCGCCAAAGTGTACGTAAAGCATTACAACAGGCTATTAATGAAGAGCGTGAAGGTTCTTCATTTGAAAATATTGCTCAGATTCAGGTTTATAAAGAAGCTGCTGACCAAATACATCTTCAGATTCAAGAGTTAATAGAAACACGTCCACCGATTACGAAAGTACGTGTACCAGTACCATGCACATTGCATTGGCTTGCTCATTATTTATATCAGGACATGAGCCGTGCAGATGAAATCTTGCGTCTAAATCAGGATTTGATGAATCCAGCTGTCCTTCAGGTAGGTATGGAGGTCACTGTTTATGCGAGATAACCAAGGCAATGAAATCAAGCTGGTGATTGGTGGATACGAGATTTCAGGCTGGAATAATGCTGTTGTAGACAATCAGATCGATACTCCAGCTGAGAATTGGAGCCTGAATCTTTTTCATAAAAGCGGTCAGCCATTACCTGAAGGTATTTCAGGCGGTAGTCCTGTTCAGCTTTATTTTGCGAATCAATTAATTCTTACATCAATTGCAGACCGAGTGCAGGAAGGAATTAACCGTGATGGTTACGGCCTTGAGATATCTGGTCGTGATCTTGTAGGTCAATTAATTAATTGCTCTGTGCCTATCTTTAACGGCCGTCAAATTACTCTTGAAGAGCTTATTGGTCGTTTTATTTTGAATGGTGACCTTGGTTCACTCTTCCACGATGTTTCTATTCAAAATAATTCTTGGCTGAAGAACAAAGTATCTATAGAGCCTTCGGAATCCTTATGGGATGCACTTATTAAAGCTGCACAGGTCACAGGTCAACATGTGTGGTTAGAGCCAGACGGCAAGCTAGTAGTTGGCGATCCATTCGCAAATCCGTATTACGTTAAGA